GGCTGAAATTTGGTCGAAGCTTTACGCAATTGATTGCCAAGAATCTACCAAGAAGAAAAACGGTCTAACCTACCTTTCGTGGAACGCCGCTTGGAAGCTTTTGATGGAGAGTTATCCTCAAGCGCATTTTGAGTTTGAGCCGATAGAGGTTCACGCTGATCAGTCCCAGACTGTGCATTGCGTAGTGGTGATTGGTAGTCATGCCAGACGAATGTGGTTGCCGGTTATGGACTACAAGAACAAATCAATACCTAATCCGAATGCTAAGGATGTCAGCGACAGCAAAATGCGATGCTTGGTTAAGTGCATAGCAATGTTTGGTCTTGGCTTTCACATCTACCAAGGTCAGGTTCAACCTGAAGATACTTGGAATGATGACAGCGCCGATTCAACCGCCCCTGAGGAGGCTGTGAAGCCAGCCCCGGTGGCTGCAAAGCCTGAGGTGCCTAAGAAGGCTGCGGCGAAGCAGAAGGCTCCAGCACCCGTTGTTGAGGATGATGAGGATGAGTTTTACCTAGCATTTGATGAGGCGGGTGCAACCACTTGGGTTGAAAGAATGATCGAGACCATTAAGACAATGATCGAGACCAAGAAGGGTTTGCGTGGAATCTATAATGCAAACTTAAAGTGCATCGATCACATTAAGAATAAGTTCCCTGAGGTTTACGCAAGACTCCGGGTGGTTATGGAAGAAAAGCAAAACGCTTTTAAAAAACTAGAAAGTAAGGAAGTAGCATGAGTAATTATCCGAAGAGCGACGGCGGTTTGTGGAAGCACGATAAGCTTAACGACAAGCACCCTGATTTTAGGGGTCACATCACAATCTCTAGAGAGCAGCTAATGATGCTCATAGATATTGCAAAGCAGAATAAAGACAACCCAGACCCAACATTTAAGCTAAAAATTGATGTTGCCATGTGGAATCGGGTAGCAAAAGATTCTGGGGCTGAATATAAGTACCTTTCTACTGAGGTGTACAAGAAAGAGCCTAAATCAGTTGAGCCAGAGGCTTTGTCTGACGACCACCTCAATGAAGATATTCCATTTTAAGGAGCGATTATGCCAGTTATAGTAAGTATTGACGAATCAACCCGCATTACATCAGATACTCATCAGTGGATTGTTCAAACAAAATCCGGTAAAGGTTGGGACTCCAAGAGTTACCACCCCAACTACCGGTCTGCGCTTCTACATCAAGGTGAGGCTATGGTAAGGAGCAGTGATGCTCTGGGATTGGCAGAAGCTTTAGATCAGATTGAAGTAGTTGTTAATAAGTTGGTCAAAGCTCACGAAGGTTTGGTTGCCCCAAAAGTGGATGACGAAGGCTTTTTAACTGTTGATCAGATGGCAAAAGAAGCTAAGCCTGCATGAAGATTGAGATAAAAGGCGAAGGGGTCGGGGATATTCTCGGCCCAATTTGCGCGGCGGCACCACACAGAAGTGGTGAGATCATGCAGCTTTTTCTTGGTTGCAAGAAGGGCGTTTCACTAGAGGTTAAGTCGATAAAGCAGGGTAGAAGCAGGAGCCAAGAAGGCTATTATCGAAAATGGTGCGGCAGCTTTGCAGACCACTGCGGGTTAACTCCAGATGAAATGCATGAAGAGATGCTTTGTGTTGCTTTTGGTAGTGAAGATGTTTCAACTAGGTTTGGCGTAATGAGAAGGCCTTTATCTAGGAGCGGTGAAACAAGCTCATCAACATACAACCGGTTAATAGATGTCTTGATTGATACAGCTATTGATATGGGGTTTAAGATTCCACCGTCAAGAAAAGGTGAGTTGTGAGGCCCATCTACGAGACCAGCTTTGACATAGGCCGGGAGGCTGCTGTAGCTACTTTGTTTGCTGAGGCAAATGACATGGCTTGGGTTAGAAACCCTTCAAAGTACCCGATAGACATTAGCTTCACGGAAAATAATCAGATTGTTTTGTTTGGTGAGATCAAGTGCCGCAAGGTAAAGAAGGACGCCTACCCAACATACATGATATCGGTATCAAAGGTTATTGCCGCCAAGGCTTTGACTGATGCAACCGGGATAGAATGTCTACTCATAGTTGATTGGAAAGATGCTTCTGGCTGGATCAACCTTAACGAGAATCCAGACAGTGTAGGTTTCGGCGGCAGAACTGATCGCGGAGACAGACAAGACGTAGAGCCGGTGGTTTATTTTAATATTGACAGGTTTATAGTGTTTTAAAGCAAAAGCAGTTCGGCTAAGGGGGTCATCACACCCCTTCCAACATCGTTCCCGTCCGATGGGCCACAGGCGGGACTTATTTAGGCCAAGGCGGGTTGAGCCGCCTTACCGGCACGTTCCTGTCCGTGCGGCTGCAAGGCAGGACTTATTTAGACCAGCAGAAGCCTAACTGCTAAACACACGGTTCCCGTCCCGTGGGTCGAAGGCGGGGCTTATCAAACAAAGGAGTAATCATGACCAAGTCCGTATCTAAATTTTATCAGGCAATTGCCGCTCAAAAAGATATAGGTAAGCATTTTGGCCCTAAACCCAAGGGCGTCAAGTTCCCACCATTGACTCCTAATCAGGAAAGAAGAATAGAAGCCCTTTACGAACAAGGACTTACACAAGCAGAGATAGCGCGAAAGGTGGAGTTGGCTCCAAGCACTGTCTACAATTTCATTACAAGAACCATGAATAAATCTTTATGAACAACCCAAAGTTGTTCGTTATGGGTTCAGATAAAGACTTTACTGATGAGGAGTTGGAATGCCTGACAAAGCTAATCAAACGAAACCTAAAAAAAGAAGGCGTCATTCCTGAAAGCTTCTCTTTTCAGATCCGTGTCGAGTGGAAGTTAGAATAGCTTAGACACTCTAGTTGCTATTTCCTCGCCTATACTTGGCAGTTCAACATAACGCTTCAAGCTAGGCACGACGTTTAGGTAATACTGCTCTTGAGTATTAATAAGCTTCATGTACTCCTGCTTTTTATCTGCTGTCATATCCGCCTTTAATAAGTCTCTTCTTTGTTGTCTTAGCTTTGAAAGTGCCGTGGCTGTTGGTTGCAGCCTTTCCCTGACCCCCATGAACTGGCGTCTATTTACTAGGAAACTCTCAAGCTCTTCCATTCTGCCAGCTTCTTTCAAGCTCTTTACTGTGTTCTCTGTTCTTTTTACATAGTCCCAGATTTCATAGAAGTCTTCTTTTGCTCCACCACCAAACTCACTACCAAAGAACCTTCTCAGTATTGGTTTTTGCGAAGTATCAGTGCCAGAAAGTACGGATCTGTTGTCGCCTTGGAGAGTGTTGCTTCTTAATGCTTGGTCAGCAAAGCCTAAAACAGCAGTGCCAATTGTGCCGCCATAACCCTTCATCAAATGATCTAGCTTGATTGGGCTTATACCAAGCACCTTAGCCATGTTCTTTGCAACTTCGGATGTAGATGCAAGCTCTTGAAGTTGTGGATCTAATGTTGAGTCTATAAATACGGGAGTAACAGGCCTTCCTGTATACATATCGTAATTCATATAAGCCTCAAGGATTGGCGTTATTGCCTGTGGAGGCTGAACACCAAGCGTTCCGAAAATTGCGCGTTTAGCTGATTGCTGCAAATCCCTTGCGGTTGTTTCGCCGTTATACGCATCAATTATTCTTTCGGGTAGCGTTTTAAATAACAGTCCAACCTCAAACGGGATGGGAACCCTAACCGGTACTCCTGAGGGCGTTGGAATTATCCAGTAGTTGTCTTTTATTTCCTCGGTTTGATTTTTGTATTGCTCATCATCACTAACCATTGTGTAGTAAATAGCTGTACTGGCAGCAATAAGCGATCCTCTTGCAATAAAACTTGCAGCGGCTTGTCCACGGGACAACTCTTTGTTTGCGGTGTTCTTGCCAGCGCCAGCCCGAATCAATACATCTAGGCCTTGAATCCTTGCGTTAAGGAAAGGAATGGTTGCTGTTAACAATCGCATAACCGGGCTGCTTCCACGCCTACCGAAGTTTAAAACCTCCATCGCTTGAAAGTGGGCTTCTGCCTCGTTACCAGTGCGAGCCAAAACATCTTTGTATACAGCGTTTCTTGTTGCGGCGTCTGACATGGTGGTTACAGTTCCAAGCCCGTCCCACAAACCAAGGAATGTTTTTGTAAGCAATCCTTTTTGATTTACGTTCTTGTTTCTGTTTTGCAAGATCTTTCCTGCATACTCACTAATATTATCTGGGTCATTCTTGTAGTCATAACCGCCGACTACACCGCTCCTTTCGAGCGTTTCCATGCCGTCTGCAAAGCCAACTACAGTGTCTGCAATAGGTATGAAGTTAGATCCTGAGGTAACAAAAGCAGACATTGAGTCACGAAGCATGTTCGCTATTACAAAGCCGGGTTCGCGGGTAACCATCTCCCGCAAAGCACGGGCCGGGAAGCCAAGATACTTAGCAACTTCTCGCTCAACACCTCCAGCAGGCTCAACAGTTAATGACTCATATATTAGTGGGTCATCAACAATGAATTGACGGCGATCACCTTTAACCTTGAATGTAACAACAGCCTCACCAGCAGTGCTTTGGCCTTTACGA